AGTTCGCCGCGAAAATCTCCGGTCAGCGCATCACCACTACCGGCCAGAAGCTCTACCCGGACTTCACTTTCGCCAACGAAACCTCCGTCTTCGAGTCCCTGCGTGCAGCGACTTCCAAGACGGTCGGCGCTACTGGCGTACTGGCCGTTGACACGAAGCTCCGCGCCATCGTGGGCGACTTCACCGCTGTCCGCTGGGGTGTGCAGAAGGCTATCGGCCTGGAGCTCATCGAGTTCGGCGACCCGGACGGCAACGGCGACCTCAAGCGCAACAACCAGATCGCTTTCCGCGCTGAGGTTGTTTACGGCTGGGGCATCGCTGAGGTCAACCGCAACTTCGCCAAGATCGTGGACCTGGTCTAATGCCGCGCCTGCGAAACGAGTTGACTGGGGCGGTGATGACCGTTGAGGAATCCACCGCCGCTCTTTTGGGCAGCGAGTGGAAGCCCGAAGCGGTCAAGGCCGCAGCGGAAGACAAGCCAGCGGCTCGCCGCGCACAGTCCAGCAAATAGTAGAAGGGGGCGGTCATGTCTGTGACGCCAAATATGCTTGCGGTCGCTCTAGGGATGGCCGTCCCCGAGCCGGGGTCTGTCACTGAGCAACAGTGGCAGATGTGGGTTGATGATGCGCTCATGCTCATTGATGCCAGGCGCGTCCTGCTGGGTGCGGAGGCGCCGGATGAGGCGCGGCTGGATTACGTTGTGCGTGAGGCTGTCGCGGCGCACATCAAGCGCCCGGACGATGCCACGCAGGTCACGGTTGCTGTCGATGATGGGTCGTCTTCCCGGTCTTACAAGTCTGGGAAGGGCCGTGTCACGATCCTTGATGAGTGGTGGGCGCTGCTGGGGCTGGTTGAGACTAGCGGCGCCTTCTCGGTGGACATGGTCGGTCCCCGCTCAGGCGCTCATCTTCCCTGGTGCTCGCTGATACTCGGCGCGACTTACTGCTCTTGCGGCGTGGACATCGCCGGCTATCCGATCTTTGAGGACGGCGGGCTGTGACCTTCGCTGATGACGTGATTGGCGTCCTGCCATTCCTGCGGGCTCAAGCCGAGTCGCTAATGATCGACACCTGCACCGTAACTCGCCCCGGTGAGCCAGTAACGGACCCCGAAACGGGCAACGTAACTCCAGGCTCAACGTTCGTCTACAGCGGCCCGTGCAAGGTGCAGCAAACCATTTCGCAGGCGTCGAACCCGAGCGCGGGCGGGCATTCGTTTACGGTGCAGGATTCGCGGGTTGACTTCCCTGTCTCGGCTGGTCCGTTGGCGGTGGATGACGTTGTGACTGTGACTGCTTCGGTCCTGGATCCGCAGCTTGTGGGGCGCGAGTTCCGTGTCATTGAGCTGTTCCACAAGTCCTTTGCGACTGCGCAGCGGACGCGGGTTAACGAGGTGGTCGCGTGAGTGACGGGACGGCAGAGCTTCGACAGTTCGCCATCAGTGTCGGTCACATCGCAGACGGCGCCTATGACGACGTTGATGCGGTTGTCACTAAGGGTGCGGTGAACGTCAAGAGCGAGATGATCGCTGACGTTGCAGCGTCGAAGCACTTCAAGGGCATGGCGGGCTCGATCACTTATGAGCACGAGAATACGCGCAACGTGATTCGGCGCGTCATTGGCCCGGATAAGTCCCGGCGCGGTGGCGCTCTCGGCAACATCTACTATTTCGGCACCAGCCGCGGCGGCGGGTCTGGCGATCTGGACAAGCCTCTCAACTCCGAGGAGCCACGCTACTTGTCTGCAATGCATGCGCTAGTTGAGAAGTGGGCGGGTCAGTTATGACGGGCGATGCTCTTGCTGCCGGGTTTGAGGCGCTGATTACTGGCGTGACGGTCTACAAGGATCGCGTGCCGGCTACTCCTTCGTTCCCTTACGTGTTTGTGGTGACGAACTTCCCGACTGTTGCTGAGCGATCCTTGGCGCGGTCGGTGTCTGCTCGGGTACTGCGGTCTCGTACGCAGGTTGTTGGACTGACTGCGGCGTCGGTTCGGATTGTGGCGCAGAAGCTCACGGATGCGCTCGAGGGTAAACGCCCTACGGTTCCCGGCTGGGTTCTCGGCGCGATTGAGTCGGTCGGTAACGATCAGCCGCTCCTGCCCGATGAGGACGTGACTATCAACGGTCAGCATCCCCTCTATCAGCCCTTTGATTGGGTCCTGACGGGCTCCAGAAGCTGACAACCAAGCCCCGCACTCCGGGGCTTTTTCTATGCCCTAGGAGGCCCCTTGTTTATCAGGGTGAAAGACAAAGATTCCGGTCACGAGTTCGACGTGCCGGAGACAGACTGGCGGGTTGTTGAAGGAATCTTCACGCCCGTCAAGAGTGACCGTTACCCCGCTGTGGACCGGCCTCGACCCCCGAAGCACAAACTACAGCCCATTCGGGCATCCAAGAAAGAGGAAAGCTAAATGGCTGTTGACATTCCTAGCACACCGGCTGACGGCAACGTTCTCGTCAAGCTGGTCGCTGCTATCGCTGACACTGACGCTCCGAAGCTCACTGAGCTGAACGGCGTCGGCTCGGTTGACATCTCCTGCTACCTGACTGGCGGCGGCTACAAGCCTTCCCTGTCTGAGCAGGTCATCACGGATGAGCGTCTTTGCACGACTCAGACGTATGAGCAGAAGGGCCGCTCGCAGCGCGGCCTTGAGGTCGAGTACATCGACAACACGAACTCGCCGAATGAGTCCACGTACAACAAGGCGAAGGACACTCTTGTGCCCGGCACTGAGCAGTACCTGGTTGTTCGTACTGGCGTTCCTTATGGCGATGCGCTTGCCGTGGGCCAGAAGGTCACCATCTACCCGGTGAACCCGGGCGAGTACAACGACATGCCGCCGGAAGCTAACTCGGTCCTGAAGACCGGGCAGAAGCTGTTCGTTCGCGGCGCCGTGAAGATCAACGTGGCCGTGGTCGCGTAGTTCTTCCTTGATACCCCTGTTCGCCCGTGTGTTGTGGGACCGCGGGCGAACAGGTCAAGTCCCACTTGTCCCGCTAGAAGACTTTGGAGATATCTGATGGCTCTTGTTGTGAAGCGTCCTGAGACGCGTGTCCTGTTTTGCCTTGATGGCGACCTGAAGGCGGCGCATGAGGCGGCTGAGGCTGAGTTCAACGTGGCCCGGTCGCAGTCCCTCGCTGATGCCCGCCTGAATGATCCGGCTAAGGGCTTGGCTAAGAAGGTCAACGACCTTGAGGAAGAGATGAAGGCGGCAACGGTTTCGTTCCTGGTCCGCGGCATGAAGCGCGGCGACTGGAACGACCTTGTCGCGGCCAATGCCCCGCGCGAGGGTAACGCGCTTGATAAGTCGTACGGCTTCAATGTTGAGGCCCTGATGAAGGTTGCGGTGCCGAAGTCCATTGCCGGTGTTGAGAACCACGCCGGCGAGTCCCTGCCGTTCGTTGTCGCTGATGAGTGGGATGCGCTCGCGGATGACATGACCGATTCCCAGTATGAGGATTTCGTGCTGGCGACTCTCCGCGTGAATAAGGGGCGGAACGAAGTCCCTTTTTCGCTCAGCGCCTTCAGGATGATCCAGGACTCAGATCAGACGTAGAGACGGCGCACGCTCTCGGTATTTCGTTGAAGCGGTTCCACGGCTGGGAACCTGCAACAGCGTATGAGTATGAGGCTGGGCGGCTGGTGTCGTCCAGGCCTGAGCCTGAGTGGGACGAGGGTGAGCAGACGGTGATGCTTGCGTTGCAGGCTTACCGCGGCTCGCTGTGCCCACTGTGCGGCTCCCCGCTGTCGGTGTGCACGAGCCCTGAGAACGAAATGAAGTTCAAGGGCGGGCTGCCGATCCGCTGCCACGCCACGACGGCGCGGGCTATTGCGATGGAGCCGTACAAGGATCAGCCGCACAATTCGGCGCTGATGATCGCCCCTGTTTTGGAGCACCCCCAGTAGATCACTAACACAGGAGGCCTCATGGCTGATCGCAGCATATCCATCGCGCTTGAGGCCAGGGTCCAGGGTTTCGTATCTGGGATGCGTACGGCGCAGCAGGCGACAACTAATTTCGCCGACCGGACGGCTTCGTTTGCTCGCGAGAATGAGCAGCATCTAGACCGGGTCGGCAAGGCGTCGATGGTCATGGGCGGCGCCTTGCTGGCTGGTGTTGCTATCGCGGTGAAGTCTTTCATGGAGTTTGATTCTGCGATGTCTGAGGTTCAGGCGTCTACGCATGAGACGACCGGAAACATGGAGTTGCTGCGTGAGGCCGCGGTCAATGCCGGTGCGGATACGGCGTTCTCCGCCAAGGAAGCCGCGCAGGGTATTGACGAGCTGGCGAAGGCTGGCGTGTCCACGAAGGACATTCTTGGTGGCGGGCTCACTGGCGCCTTGTCGCTGGCCGCTGCTGGTTCGCTGGATGTGGCCAAGGCTGCGGAAATCAGCGCGTCCGCACTAACTCAGTTCAAGCTTTCCGGCGATAAGGTCCCTCATCTGGCGGACCTTTTGGCAGCTGGCGCTGGCAAGGCTCAGGGTTCCGTTGAGGATCTGGGCGCGGCGCTGAACCAGACGGGCCTTGTTGCCGCGTCTACGGGCCTGAGCATTGAGGA